CTCGAGAACAATGGCAGTAAAGAGCATCGTCTGAAGTGGGAAAGTAAAAGCATTCCCCATCGACGATACCATATGCAACGGAACGGAACTACCATCAGGTAGTTCAACCTTGTCACTGCGGGCCTCCAGCATCCAGCTAAGGATGTAAGGAGGTGTAATTCGCCGCATTAAGGCAAGGCTTATAGAATCGGATGCTGAACTTAAATCAATAGTACTAAAAGTTCCGCGTTCCGAACCTATACGTGCTAGGATGCGATTCCGAGCAGGTTGTACACTAAGGTTTATTCCAAACCTACGTGCCAGTCCTTCCTCGATAACCGCACCTATACCCTTCTGAAACATCATGTTCAGTAAGGGTTCCGTACAGATGGTCCTAGAAATATCGCTTGTCTTAGGGACGAACGATAACCGACTACCTAGTACCTCCTTGTAACCCCCAAATGAGTCGAACCGGATCTTTTCGGTTTCCAACCATAGTGGGTATTTGGAGACTTCAGATTGGTATAATCTGAAAAGTGATTTTCTAGTCCCAGTGAGGGGGCCGGCAGCTATCTTCCGATAGAAGTCAGTCCCTTTCACGCCGATAGAAGCACCTGGGCCTACATCTATTCCCTGTAGGATCTTTTCTACAGAAAGGATGTAGTCCCCGCCGGGGCGAAACCAAAAGTCTTGATATATACTAATGGCTTCGCCAATCGAGATCTCTTCGATCTCGGTTATGGCAGTGCGATCAATCGGCTCCTTAACGTTACATTTGGCGTTAAAGGTAAGGAACTTAGTGAGAGCGTGCGCGTCTGCATCCTTACTGATATTATCCTGAAATTTCTTCAGGAGCGTATCGGCGAGGTTTAGGCACGCAAACTCACGCTTTGAAATACCCGGCCATGCCTTTTCTCGGAGGTTTCCCTCAAAGAAAGTGGCATAAGGCAGAGTAGGCAAAGCTTTACTAAGATCACTCGCTAGGTGCGTATAAAGAACGTGAGAGCAAAGGCTCATCTTACACTCCTTATGGTTCGCATCACCGCCCGTTAGGGCAGTGGATTTATGCGAATGAGGTCGTAGAGTTACATAATCCCCGTCACACTGGTATCACCCACACCGCTAGAAACGGTGTAAAGTTGACCAATGTGGAGGGATAGTGCAGCCCTTACGTCCTCCGGATCGGCTAGATCAGAGCCAGCCGGCACTTCGATGATCGTCGTAACGAGCATCGTAGCATACGGCTGTCCCGAAAGGGGAACTACTCCCTTCCGGGTAATCTGCTTGTAGACGTTCCGCGGAACTGATCCGATGACGCCAGTCACTGGATTCGGCTTACCCAGGGCCTTAAAGACCTTGGGTCGGACGAACGTCAGTGTAAAAGGCGCCGCAACCGAGTGAGTATCAACACCCGTTTGCGTACCGCCCAGAGCAGTAACGGCGTATTGTTTACCGTTATTGTCCGGAGCGGTGTCTTCGGTCATTGTGTAAGTGGGGCTTGTCAGCCCCGTTTGAGCTGCTCCCGTGATAGGAGACGTAACGGTCCAAGTCATATGACCCGAACTCCTTTCATGACATACTGTCAAAATATCGCCGCTTTCGCAGCGAAGGGTTGAAATATACCCCTTAAGAGGTTAGAGGAAAAATTCTACTTCGATTACTCGAAGTTGAGCTCGCCTTGCGGCGAATCCCCGCCTTGCGGCAGGACATCCC